CATATTTTGCTGTGAATAGGATACCTTTTTCTCCTGTAAACTTATTAGCAAGAAAATCACAACCAATCTTGGTAACTTCATAACACGGCATCTTCTTGTTTTGCCCTGTCAAATACGTTGATTTGATGAAATAATCGGTAACGGGAATTTTCCCTTTACCTAATGTTGGTATAATTCCTGCCTGTTTAGTGCTTCCGTCTGGATTTGTTGTCCCTTCCAATTTTTTTAAAATCTCATAGTGCGGAACTTCCATCATTTCTGCAATTTCAAGTGTTGTTATCGTGTTCGTATTGTTTTCAAATCCAATTTCATCTTTAGTCATAAGAGCTGTGTATGCCATATTTTCTATCTCCTAAATTTCCGAGCCTTACATTTCGCAAGGCTCAACCTTTAAATTCACGTGCGTTAGGAACATACCCTAACAGGAGTCGCACGCTATATATTTAGTAAGATTGTAATTTCCCGTGACGAAATACTGGAATAGCCCCAAATTTTCGGGGCTAAGCGGACAGGTAAGTTATATCTGCAAATTGTTCTATTCTATTTTTGCAATCCCTATAAATATCCTTGTAGTGCATACCCATTGACATATCAATTCTAATAGTCTGCAAAATAATGCTTTCCACAAGGGTTAGATTATTGAGATCTGAAACTGTGATATTGTCGCGATTTCCACCAATTACTGATTTTGCCAACTTGGTATATGTCACATACAGTTTATCTGAATGCGTACTTCCTTGTTCTTTGGCATAGTCTACAAGAAGTTTAATCACATCAGTTTCTTTCAGCCGATTTTCTTTATTAGCAATTCTTGTTTCGCCCCATAGTTTCGATTGCTTTTCAAGAATAAATCTGCGCATTGCATAAAACTGTCGAACCAACTCTTTCTTAAACTTCACAACTATTTTTGAATTTCTCAAAAGAGTTATAACAAATGTTGCTTGTTCCTCATTCAAATAATAAACTCTTTCAGGCTGCCCCCTTTTCCCCGATTTTAAATCGGAGAAATCAATATTGCCAAAGTCTAAAATATCTTTCTCATATTTTCTGATAATAGCAACAACAGATTCATGTTGGTTATTTGTTCCATCTGCAATCACTTTGCTGTTTGTAAAAACATCGTTTCCTTTGAGTTCCACCAATTCATACATACTCTTTTCCACCTTTCTTTCGCTACTGTCATTTGACAGGCAGGTTTAAATTTCATTTTTTTATTTTTCTTATGCAGTTTGAAATAAATAAAAAGACCACCAAAGACTGAATTTCTTCAATCTCTGGCGGTCACGAATCCGCACCTATTCCTCATAGGCTTGCAGGACGTCCTAAATTCTTTAGGTCTTACCTGCGTGATTTTTAATTACTGAAATTATATATTTTCTATGTGTGTTTGTCAAACAGCTAATTTGCAAATTTTATCAGCAATTTTCACAAATTAAACAATTCTGGGCAAAAACGCTTGCTAGAATACTTATCCGATCTGTTAAAAATCAAGGAATACAAAAAAGACACCTCTTGAGGCGTCTTTTTCTAATTGGATTATTTTGTTTTCTTATTTTCCCCTGCTGCTTTAAGTACTCTCCATTCAGGATCGTTGCTAAAGTTTTTTCTTTCTGTAATTTTTGCTAATTCTTCTTTCAACTGTTCATTTTCTCTCTCTAATTTTTCTATTTTCTTTTCATGTTCTCTCTTTTCTTTAACAAGTATGTTTTTATCTTTTTCCAACTGATCTGCATAAATAAGTGCTTTTGATTCTCTGTCATATAATTCCAAGTTTTTATCAGTTGCCTGTTCTATTCTTTTATTTATTTCCCTGATTTCCCATTTGTGATTTTTTTCTTTTTTCTCCAACTCATATTTTAAATATTCTATTTGTTCATTTGCTTCTTTTAATTCTTCTTTACACGCCATTAGTTCTGATTCTAATGTTTTATCTCCCATGTATTTTCCCTCGCTTATAAGGTTCCTATGTAATTTTCAATATACGAAATATATTCAACAGGGATTCCGTTCAAAACATCTATTTTTATATCAGAAGAATATCTATTTATAGACCAATCGTATGAATTTTCTTTTCTTAAGTCTGATATTCCTCCAGTATCCTTGTTTTGGTATGTGCATTTGTCATTCTGTTTTACATTCACGCAAACAGTTACTTCCATGTCTGACATGTCAAATTTATAATAATCATAAAGAGTAAATATACAGATAACTTTACTATCATCTTTCCCAAGATACAATGTATCCATATTTTCAAAATCAATTCTATTCTTTTCGCTGTCTATATAAACACAAATATCAAAATCTTTTTGATCATTTTCATACAGCCAGTAGATATCTTCTTCTGAAAGTGTGCTTATATCAAATTCAACTATAACATACGGCATGTAACCATTTTTATATTCCATCTGACACAAATCTACTGATTTTATTCCAAATGTACTATCATTATAATTCATGCTGTCATACGGTATACTTTTTACATTCTTTTCTATTCCAGTTTCTCTTTCAATCACGACAGTTCCATCCGTTTCTGTCGTCTCTATTTTTTCTTCCTCATATCCGTTTCCACACCCAGTTAATACCAACACAGCTATTGTCAAAATTACTATTCCCCACTTTTTCATGAACTCCCTCCCATTTGTAATATATTATACAAACCATACCACAAACGAAAGAGAGTTGCAATTAAAATATAGGAACTGGATTTCTCTGCGTTCTATTTGCTTCCTGTCTCCATTTTTTTACTGTCCCTTGATACGCTTTATCTGAATCAAGAACCGCCGTAATATCTGCTTTTTCAAGTTTTGATACAATGACGTCTCCCAGTTTATCGTAATCAATAGCGCTTGACATTGCTATCTGCATTTCTTTTCCAATAGTACTTTCAATGCTACCGGAATTGTATTTTATAGATGCGTTTACGTTGTCAGTTATGCTTCTATTGTACTTATATACAACTTCCGGCGCTGCTTTTAACCCTGTCAATCCAAAACTGTCCTTAATTCCCTCGGACCAGTTTTTTATCTCCTTAAATGTACTTTTAGATCCATCAGAAATACCATTATTAAATCCTTCTACCGTAAATCCTGCAAATTCTTTAAACACTCTTGATGGCGAATGTATCCCCATCAAATTTGTAAACCAAGAACCAATATTTGATACCCAGCTAGAAATAACACCGTGCGTTGTATTCTGATTCCCAGATACTCCACTATTAAATCCCTCTACCGTATATTTTCCATAATCAGAAAACACCGTGGATGGCGAATGTATCCCCATGTTTGTTGTAAAAGGTGCCTTGATATTATTGTTCATATAATCAAGCATAGCATCTCCAGTACTGCTTGAGTTATCTCTGATACCATCATTGTATCCATCTACTGTATTTTTCGCCCAACTTTCCCCCATATTGGACAGCATGAGTTCCTTTAATTTACCTTTTCGTGTAATTTCTCCGGTAACTGTATCGACTGCACTTTGAGACTGGGCTACACCACCATCCGAAAATCCTTTAACAATTACTTTTCCGCCTTCTATTGCTACATTGTATCCTCTGTCGTTATACCATGTTGTTATTTCATTTTCTAGTTCTGCGGTCAATGTTGGTATTGCTTCTTTCGTTCCTGCAACTCCGCCAACACCAAATTGTACCATTCCTTTTTCCCCAAGGTTATACATATCTTGGTCTGTCGTTCCATAGGAATCAATAATTGTTTGATATAATTCTACTGCTTCTTTTCCGATTACCTGCTTACCATTGACAAATATTCCGCCAAGATCATCTATTGCTTTTGATGCGTTCAATGCAATTTGTCCAAAGTTAATCTTATCTACGGCATCAGACAATTTATTGTATTTCTGCGTATGTTGTTCAAGCATATCATTTGCAGTATTGTAAGATGTTGTAGCTTTTTCAACCTCATCTCTAAGCGTCTTTTGTGTTTCTGTTATTTTGGACTGTTCATCTTCTAAGAAAACCATTTTCTTTACAAGTTCATCATGTGCATCGCTTGCATTTTTTGCTTCTATGCCATTTGCTTTTAAAGCGTCTGCATTTCGCTTCCACCAATCATTCCAGTCCTCTGTTGCACCTATATCAGAAATTATTTTATTGAGTTTATCTAACTCTGTTTTATTTTTTTTGTAGTTCTGCTCTGATACTTCCAACTCGACATTAGCTTCCGCAAGTGCCTTACTGTACTGCTCTACAACATCTTTATATCCTGCAACTCTATAATATTCTTTCTGCGCTTCTATGGTCTTTAGAAGTTCTTCCTTTTGTGCTGTATATTTTCCAGTAGTCATATCAATCTGATTTGCTAATTCTGGACAAATATCAATAAGCTGTTGTGCTCTCGTTTTTAATGTTTCTTGATCTGCTGCTGTTAAGCTCGTCTTGTCTGCAAGTTCGAAATATGAATCTGCAAGCTGTTGAAGCTGATCTGCACTTGCTTCGGATTTAGATGTTAAATCCTTTGTAGTGTCAGCTAAATCTCTTAAATTTTGTGCGGCATCTTCCATTTTCTGGTTATTTGATCCTATTTCTTCCTCAAACTCCAAAAACTGATCTGCAATCTCTTTTTGCCAACTTTTATGGAAATTATATACAGCTAACCCTATTGCTGCGATCGCCGCTGCTATTGCTAAATAAGGATGCGCAACGACAGTAGCTGCAAAATTCAAAAGAGTATCTTTTATTGCCAAAATCTTTGTCTTAATATTGTCTAATGCTGATAACGTAATGGTTGATATTTTTATTGCTGCAATTACTCCAAGAATGGTTGCTTCTATTGGTGCAGCAGAAAATATACCAGACCATGTGCTTAGCCCAGCATTTATAGCTTTCCAAATTACCTGCGCAATTTTTCCACATATGCCAAGCCAATCTATATCAGACAGGAACTCTCCGATTTTCTTTCCAATCCTATACCAATTCACTCCATCAATAGCAGAAATCATTGCATCAAGCAAACCTTTCGCCCATGTATTCAATGTTCTTGCCAAAAGAGTAAACTTGAAAGTTTTGAAAAATTTATTAATCCCTGCTGCAATAGAATTTCCAAAATTCTTCCAGTTAAATCTCGTTCCAAAAGAATTTAAAAACTCCAATGTAGTATTCAATGCCCCTGCAATCGTTTTTCCGACATTCCCGAACAGTCTCGGATTAATAAGACCATTAAGGAAATCTGCCAAGCCTTTGCCGAAATTTCTTGCCTTGGAATAAATCTTATCCCAGTTGATAGACTCCATAGCTTTTGATAAGGCATCACTGATGTATTTTCCAAGCTGTTTCAGATTTTTAATATCACTTTCGTAATTTTTAAAAATAGTATCTGTCTTGACAAGTTTACCGCCACTGGCACCGCCTGATGCGCCACCGCCGCCGGAACCGCCCGAACCTTTTTTGCCCGAACCATCATTTGTGGTAATCAGTTTCAATTCATCAAACTGACGGACGCCCTTATTCATCTTGTCGATGTTCTTTGCCGCCTGTCCGGTATTGTCAGCAACATCGCCTGCGCTCTCTGCCGCATCTGAAAAACTATCTGCAAGACCTGCACCGGAATCCTCGTATTTCCATCCGAAGATTGCGCCTAAAGCGTTTGTAACCTTTGTAACAAAGCTGATAACAACCAGTAAAACGGAATTGAGTGCTTTTACGAATGGTTTGAAAGCATTGATTAATGCTCCACCAATAACACTGCCAAGCTGTTCAAATGACTGTTTTAAAATTCTGATCTGGTTCGCCCATGAATCAGCCGTACGCGCAAAGTCTCCCTGTGCTGTCTGCGTATTGGCAAGGACGTACTGATACCGGAGCATTGTCTTTTCAGCCTGTGACATAGACGCAATATCAGAATCTAATCCCTGTTTCATCGCCCACTCTTTAAGGGTTGCCTGCGTAAGATCAAGACCGTAATCTCTTAATGGGCGTGTCTGTCCGGTAAATATTGCAGCTAAATCCTGCGACACAACATCCTGATCTACGTCATACAAAGAAGCCATATCCGCAGTTAATTTTGTTAAATTCAAAGACACATCAGCCATGGAATCAGACAAACCAATATAGCCATCTGTCTGTTTGTTCAAAAACTCATTGGCTTTCTTTATCAAACTGCTGTCAATTCCCATGGCTGTTCCCATTGCTTGGAATCGGCTTGCCGTCTGTTTCAGTGTCAGTTCTGACATACCGAACTGACGTATAGAGTCCTGTGCAAACTCATTGACTTTCTTTGACATGTCACCAAAAGTAACATCAACAACGTTCTGAACCTCTGTTAATGCGGATGATATGTCGATTGCATTTTTTATTCCTCTTATCGCTCCGTACAGACCAAGATAAATCCCCATAGAGGACAAAATCTGTCTTGTGAATGACTTGAGTCCGATCAATGCTTTTCCTGTGGATGTCTTAAATCCAAGGAAAGAACCGGAAAGACTACTGATGCTGGTATTTAATCCGGAAATTGCGCTGCCAGACCTGTTGGAAAGATTGCCAAGTGCCTGCGTCATCTGAATGATATTCGAAGATACATTTGGTGCTTTTGAAAGCGTCTCAAACAGGTATTTGAGATTGTCAGCAAGCAAAGGTATATTAGTTACCGCACGACCGCTTGCAACGCTTCCAAGCCTTGATATGGACGTTACAAGATTACTCATGTTTGTCATATCAAAATTCAATGCACCTATCTTGTTCATTTGACGTACAAAGTTTTGTAACTGTGCAGAAAGAGCCGGTAAATTCTTTGTCGCCTGTGTAGATGCCTTGCCACCGATTTTTGACAACGCAGACACCATGCTTATGAGTCCGCTTGTATCAACAGCCTTAACACTTGCTATTCCAGATGCAAGATCTCTCACAGCAGAAGATATTCCGTGGATAGAATTTGCATCAACACCAGAAAATTTATTGAGTGCCCGCACCATTGATGTGATTTCCGAAGATTTACCACCTTTGAATCCGGTAGCCGCATCGGAAATGCTTCTGATTCCGCTTGCAATATTTGAAAGTTTTGCAGTGTCAAACGATATGCTTTCCCGGAGCCTATTCATGCTGTTTACAAGGCTTTCTATGGAATTACTTGCTTTTGCAGAGTCAGCTTTGATTTTTATTTGTAATTCATCAATGTCTGCCATATATGCACCAACTTTCTATGCAAAATAAAAAGACGGTAGGCTGTGACACCTTACCGTCCTTGATCTACTCTTTTAATTTTTCTCTTGTAACCGGTCCGCATTTCTTATCTACTGTAATTCCGACTTTTTTCTGGAATGTTCCAATACCGGTCGCCGTATCATTTCCAAGAATACCGTCCACATTACTTTTTCCCTTTTTATCTTTTTCATCTAGGCATCCGTGATAAATAAGCTCCGTCTGAAGCCATCTCACATCATCCCCTCTCATGCAAGGGAATTTTTTCTTTAAAATCCTTACAGGTTCCGGGTATGGGTTTAAATGATCTTTTACATTTTTTCTAGGGTTTCCGCTTGTCACAATCGCTGTATGACCTTTGGTTTTTGTGACAAGAACATCTCCATTGTAAAGAACCATTCCTGCCGCATAACCTCCAATGTCATCAAACATGCCACTAGAAAGAAGTACAGATTTTTCATTTGCTGTGGTGAAATTTCCAACATCTTTTCCAGTTGCATGAATAATGCATGCACGTACCGTTGTGCCGCAATCTGCTTCTGTTTTTACTTTTGAATTAATACCATATTTGACAATTCCAAGCCGGTGTCCCTGACAGTAGCCAATATTATCATTATTGCACGCTGTAATCATTGATTCTGCCAGTTTATCCGCCATATCTTTTGTTTTTGGTCTTAACACATACCATCCTTTTTTATGAACATAAAAGTTTTGCATACTTACTTCTGTTCCGGTCTGATCTCCCGGTCTCCCACCGGTCAATTTCCCATTTTCATCATGTCTTGCAGATCCAATTCTCATATTTATACCTCCAAGTTCTTTTCTGGTTTTGGGTGGCTCAACTCATAGTTTGACTGCATAATTTTGAGCTTTGCCACAAATAGCTCTCTCTGTTTCTTAATTTCTTCTTCCGTCATTTCCGAATCATCTTTCCCTTGTTGCTCATTGATTGGTTTTTCAATATACTTTGATTTTGCTTTTCGTCCGGCAAGACAATGTTCTACTGCCACCGATACCGCAGACAATCCATATGTTCCAAACCACATCCACATCTCATTGTCTCTTTGCTTTTTATCTAAGTTGTAAGCATCCGCATAAGGCTGTAAATCAGTCGGACAGGACGTGTCTATATCATGCACGGTAAATCCATACCCTTTTGTAACTAAAAGCCAGAATGGGCGGATTTCCGCACAATATGTTCCCCATGTAAGTTCTCTCTGTTCTTCTACTTTTTCCTCGGAGTTTTCTTCTCCGCTTCTTTCTGATCTGCTTTGAGCAGTTTTGATAAAAAACCGTTTTCAAGCAGCTCCGCTAAAAGTGCATTGTAAAGTACCTGAACATCTGCATCTTCTCCGTCAAAGTAATCATCCAGCATGGCATATACTTTTCCAAGCTGCTGTTCCTTTTCTCCCTCATTGTCCGGATTGTATCCAAGTTCCTCTTTGTGAAACTTCTGCGCGCCTACAAGGATTAACTCTGGAAGAAATAAAAGGATTTCGTCAACCGCTTCGATATCTTCCATCTGGTCTAATTTTGCTACTTTCTTGATAATTCCGCTTTTCACGGTTGCTTCATATCCAAACTTGATCTGTAATTCTTTCTCGCCAAATTTTAATTTTGTCATTTTCTTTCCCTTTCTCCCTCTCATATAGGGAAAGGGCAGTCCGAAGACCGCCCTGTTCTTTTAAATTGTTTCTTCAAGCTCTGGCTCGGTTGTCTGGTTATCGTCAGCCGATCCAACCGAACTATTCGACTGACGTGTTATTCCCCCGGTGTAAAAGCTACAGCGGTGTCCATGCCCTTGTATTCTTCAATGGTAAGATTCATTTCAACCGTCAAAAGTTCGTTCTGACCAATCTCCGGCTGTGGAATCTGCTCTGGCGGCTGAGCCACAACAAAAAACGCGTCGGTAAATCCCGGGATAATAGTTTCAAACCACATTCTTTTCCCGCCGGAAAGCGCCTTATACGCCGTGATAAGTGCTTCCCACTCTTCCTTTGTGGCATCCGTAAGGTTTACCGTGATAGGGAAAGAGCCACCGGTATCTGCGCGACCCTTTACATATCTGGTAATAGCATCTTCTAATGCAGATGCGTCAATCTGTTCCGGCTCAATGTTGATACCGCCGATTGCGTTAATTCTTGTAAGCTGTTTAAACGATGTAGGCTTTGTTCCGGCTGTGGTTTCTGTTCCATAGCCAAACGTAATGCCTAACGTAGACAATCCTGCTTCTGCCATTTTTACCTCTCTTTCTACCGCCAAATAATGCGGTTATCGGGCGCATCTTTTTGCACCCGGTGCATAAAAAATAGAGCCTTTCGGCTCTTTTACATCAATCTGTCGTTGGCTCCGATTATCCGCCGGAACCTTGCAACGCTTCTAAATTTTTTCTCACTGTCATTTTTAAACTCCGGCATTGCTGTGATTTGAAATCGCATCTGTTTAAAGGCATCAGCTAAAATAGCCATAATCCCTTTTGCATCGCTCTGCTTTGTGTTTGTAATGACGTCAACCTGTATTGTTTCCTGCACCGCATTTACGGATGTGCCCTCTAAATCTGCCCCACGTTCAAGCCCCGGCATCTCGTGAATGTAAATGGTCGGGAAAACAGGGTCTTTATCAAGGTTCTTTTCAACCGTTGTAAATGCAGTGTCAAAATTCATGCTTTTGTATTTTTTCTTGAGTTTTGGTTTGGCTATCGTTGCAACATTGGAGAAAATGTTTATTTCAAGGTCAAATACCCACTGGTTTCCTGCCATTATCCAAACACCTCCTTCGCTGTCTGTGTAACAATCTGCCGCAACTCATTTGCGGTCAGATACATGAATGGTCGGCTTGGCATTCCCTCTGTAAACCACCAATCGCCATTGTCGTCCTGATAAAACCATCCATATCTTCCATCTGAAATCTGATGGATAGTTTTTCCACTTGCATACTGCCACGAAACGCCATCCGGCAGTTTCCCTGGATAAGGATTTTGCTGTCCTACGGTTCCTGTTCCAAATTCAACAAACATTGCATGGTCCGTCCCGGCAACTACCGCCCATATCCCGCCTCCTTTGGTACTTCCCTTGTATTCTGAATGAATACTGGAAATCAATTCTGATGTGAATATTGCGTCAAGGTCAGCAATTTGTACTCTGGCAATCTCTACGCCCTTTTCCGCGAGTTTTTCTGCCAATAGCTGGCATTTATATGTCAAGCTGTTTTTATAGGCTCTAAGCTCTCGTATGGCGTTCTGAATAGACTTTTCAGACAGGCTCATTGTGATTACTTTCTTCCCCATGCCACACCTACTTCACATTTTTTTGTAACAAGAACAAATCAACCGTCAATCCCTCGTCTGCGACACCTTTTACGATGTAATCAGCCGAATTTTCGTCAACGATTGTATTCTCTTCATCTTTGTACTTTACGTCTGATCGTTTCCATACCAAAGATCCGACGCTCAATGGAAGCTTTCCTTTGTCTTCTACGATCTGAACAAAATTTGTAGAGTTATCTACGCCAAATTCTTTTATAAGTGCTTCGCTCAACTTATTGCTGATCGAAGAATAAAAAACCACAGGCTTTTCATAACCTGTGGTATACTCTCCGGTTGTCTTCGGTATCTTGTTCCCGTCATCATCAAGGTAATAAATTACATTACCATCAGAATCCGTGTACGAAGAATATTCGATGTTACCATCATCATCCGTCACATATACCGGCACCTTGCCGCTTTGCTGCGAATAACTCATTTTTTGCTTATTGATCTCAAGCATTTCACTTCACATCCTTGCCGAACCGTTTCCACAGCTCAGAAAGCTTTTCCCATCCATACATTGCGACAAACGCAACAATAAATCCTGCAATAATAGCTGCCAAGATCATATACCATAAAATTGATGTCTGGATGTACTGCATGTATGCCACAAACGCAGCGACCGTGATTCCGATAGAAAGAACAAATACCAAAATGTCCGTTGGAATCTTAGAAAATACGCCTACACCTTTGATTACCTGTGTTACCACAGACACAACAAATGCCAGCGCACCAATGATTGCCAGAATAATTGTCATATTTGCAATTACAGACTGTATAATATCCATGATTAAACCTCCTTTTCATCATTAAGACGGGTTTCTATCCCGTCAATTCTGTGATGCGCCGATTTCACACTTTCCTCCACCTTTATGATTCTGTTGTCATGAGAATTTATTTCTTTTCGCATCTCAGATACTTCATTTTTGATCTCGGTCGTGTTGTTTGAAATGGCATCCAACTTCATGTTAATGCGTGTGTTCTCCCTCACGCGTTCTTCAAGATCCGTGTTGTCTGTCCTTTTGTTGCTCTTCAAGCCCATAAAGACGGAAAAACCAAGCGACAGCACGCTTATAATGATTGCTGTTGATATTTCAATCGTCAAATCATATACCGCCTTTCATTTTTTATGGCACACCGTCCACCACCGCTCAATGTGTGCCGCCTGCTACGTTTTGCCAACATCGGCAAAACGTAACGCACAATCTTCTAAACTCCTCGAAATCGATGAGTTATAATGATTTTACAAACGGAAATACACAGACAAACAAGCTTTCCCTGTCTTTCCAGCTACGGCTCACTCCGTTTTCTGAATAGCTTGCCATATAGGCTTCTCCTGCCTGTGAATGGTCGTACACGGCTAAATTGACGATTACATCCTCAAACTGTTTCAAGTCTTCGGATATTTTTTCATCCGTGTAGCTTTCCGGGTAATTCCGCTTGCTTACCACTTCATTTCTTGCCTGCTTGATAAGCTGTTCAATGTAAGGGTTATCTTCTTTCTGGTCGAACACGACAACATCAGAAGTAACACCATCTTCGTCCGTAACGGTTTCAATATGAAATTGTTTCAGTCTGATTTTGACCTGCTCTAATGTTGTATATTCGTCCATTCTTCCCTACCTATAATCCAAACTGCTCGATCAAAATGCGTTTCAGTTCCGCTCCACTGATTTCTTCTGCACCCTCGATCCCATGTTCAGCGGCAAGTGCCTGTAAATCAGCAGTGCTCATTCTGTTAATCTCTGTCTTGGTGTACGCGCCGGAAGATTTCTCTCCCGAAACAATGTCCGGGATTTCATCTCCTGCTTTATACCATCTTCCATTGCGCTTTACTGTATATTCAGCAATCATACCGCACCTCCTACGCAACTTTCATGACAACAACGCTGTCCATGCCCTCAAAAGTAGGCAATCCGATCATTGACACAATGCAATGCGTGTTGATCGGATGATTTGTTGCGTATGTATATACCGAAATGCCGGTTTCTACAATAGAAAGGTTTCCGTCTGTTAAACTTCCGCTTCTCTCTTCCGGTGTCTTTCCAAAGACATAATCTCCAAGGTACACGCCGGATGACTGCGCTGAAATAACTCCTGTAGGAATAAAATATTTGGTGGCACCGTCTGCCGGGTCGATGTAAAGTTTGTCGTAAACTTCAATCTCGATGCCGTATCCTCTAAGATACTCTGTAACCTGCCCCTGCTGTAAACGAATACCTCCATTGTAAGCAGTAATTCCAAGCACCTGTTTCTTTGTGTCTTCTGCCTTAAGAACCATCTCCCACGTTTCTGTATTCATGCTAAAACGTGCAAGGGAATATCCGGTTTTCTTTGCAAACTCACGTTTAATCTCGATAAGGTCATCAAGTGGCGTTGCTGTTTCGGATGCAGACCATTTATCGGTATCGCTTCCAGAAATATCTTTGTAATGGTCTCTCTTGTGCGATACTCCATTATCGGAAGTATAATCAACATAGTAGCTCTTGCCACCAATTGTTACCTGTACTCTTGGAATACCATCAGATGGTGCTAATAACTGCCAAATCTGGCGTTCCGGCACTACTCTTGCGCCCTCAATCAGCATCATCGGTTTTTTGCTGATTTCTCTAAGCACCTGGTTTGCCATGTTGGAATTTTCTGCCGACTGGTAATTTGCATACTCCTGCTCTTCACGCTCTGTTACCATGTAAGATTCACGGTAGAACGGCATCTCGTTCTGAATATCCGAAAATCCACCGACATCTCTTAACTCTGCCTGCGCATCAAAATTGGATGCCTTTAATGATACCGGAAGACCGTTTTTCCCTTTGATAAATCTAAGTTCAAGGCTGTCCTGTTTTCTGGTTCCAAATTTCTGTCTACCTAAGTAAGGCGCAGAACCAAGCGTTTTTTCATAATTATTCCACATAACCCCAAGACTTCTTGCGGTAAATGCTTCTGCTAATGGTAATGCCATTCTCTAATACCTCCATTTCTTAATCAAAAAAAGTGACACGCGGTGTTGCTGCTTTTGCAGTTGCTTCTACGGTCACTCCATTTGCCGTTACCTTTGCGCTGTCAATAGAACCCTGATATACATAAGTTCCAGGCGCATCTCCCATTGTTACGTCAACATCTTCCAGAAGATACCCTTTGCAAGATTCGTCATTGCTTGGGAACGGTGTCCCTGCCTTTGCAATCTTCTTTCCGTTTGCATCGGCACTTGACACCATTGTCTGCGGAACGATACACGCCGCACCCTCATAAGGAAAGAATTTTAAAATTCCTTTACTCTGTGTAAAGTCTCTTTCAATTGGTTTTCCCATAATTTACCTCCTATAAAACATAATGGTCTTTGGCTTCTGCATTTTTTGCCGGTTCGCCAAAACTGATTTTTTCTGCGTTCTCTACGTCCGCAGTTTTTTTATTTTCTCCACCTGCAGTACCGCCGCCCGGATTTTCAGAATTATTTGCAATCTCCTGTTCCTTTGCCTGCGCTGCCGCGGTTTCCTTTTCGGCTGTAATCTTTCCAAGAGCGTCATAATCAAGGCTTCCATTATCCTTGACAACGGATTTTGCCTGCTCTGCATTGATTTTTAACTTTTCCATCAATGCTTCGCGCTGGTCTCTAATGGCGTTTTTCTTCTGCATATCTGCAATCTGCTGATTTGCTGTCTCTAACGCCTTGTTTGCTTTTTCAAGTTCCGTGAGGTTTCCTGCTTCCATTTCATCCAGCTTTTTCTGCAACTCATCTGCGCTGTCTGCCTTTGCCTTAAGCTCTGCTGCTTTTGCCTGTTCTCTCTGTACGGCACTGCCGTAATCAGCAATGATTTTCTCAACATTTTCCTCACTGATACCCATTGCAATTAACTCTTCTCTTTTCATTGATTACCTCCGATATGTCTTTACGAATTTTTGCGGTGCAACGACACCGAATGACACTGTTGATTTTTACGCTCACAACTTTGCGAATTTTTATAAAATAAAAACAGCCACCGATTACTCGGTAGCTGTCTTATTTTGCTGTTTATTTAATTGGTTTACAATTTCCTGTGCTTTTTGTTCCTGCTCTTCTGCATTATCAATTGTTTTCCACAACGCATCTATATATGGCTTAGACAAGAGGAATGTCTTTTCAGCATCTCCCCAAAGCCCCACCGTTTTAATGGCAATAAGAGGATGTATGCCGCACTCTAAAAGCTGATATAGTGTTTGCGACTTTGTATACATATTGTCTTGCGGGCTATGATTGATTTGCACATCAAAATCCCTCATTGACAATTTCAAATCATTGTCCTTAACGCGTATTACATTTAAGACAACTTTTGCAAGTCTCTTCTCTGCCGATTTCACAATTGGGTCTTTTAATTTTGCTCTTGTCTTTGAAAAATCCCATCCAGCCCTTAATGATACTGCTCCTTGTGTATCTCCTCCAGAGTTTTGGGACTCTCTGTTTGGTATTGCTAATATTGCCAAGGCATTGTCCCACAAATCATCTTTTGCCACCTGACACTGGCTCTGATTTAGTTCCTGCGTCATAATCTCAACATCGGCTTTGTTATCCTTGTTATTGGACTTTACCGTCAAAGCATGGCTCATTTTCATCTCTTCAAACGTTTTTTGGTCGATTTCACAGTTCACAAACTTAACCCAGTACTGAACAAACTGCTCAATTCCATCCATTCTGTTTGACTGCATATTGTTTATGGCATCCAAAATACCTATGACAAGCTCAATATCAGAAATTCTCTCATGATTATTTGGAAACTCAACAATAGGTATACTTCCAAATGCATGCAATTTCCATTCAGAAACTACTCCGTTTTGAAGTTTACATGAATAGTTGTCCGTATAGCACAGTTTGTACCATCTTCCATCTTCGTCTTTAAGCTCCTGCACCGCAACCACCGGTTCTTCCGTGCTCCGATTATAAATAACACACGTATTCATTGGAGTAGGCGCAACAATTTGAAATGGTATTTCTCCATTTGCAAATCTTACCGCCTTAAAAGATGTTCCGGTTGCTGACTGCCACTCTCCTGCTTTAATGTCTTTTTCCTGTTTATTCGCATCCACAAGATAGTCATTCAGCGCATCCACTGCCCGATTAATTTCATCATCATCTTTTCGACTGATAAACTGTATTGGCTCGCCATATGTCTGTCCTACTTTGAACTGAACAATCTCATACGCATGATTTTCTACTATTTTGTTTGTAATATCAGCATTTTGCACCTTTACACGGTATAAAACAGGCTGGTCACCTTTGTAATATCGCCAAAGATATTCTATGATGGTTTTGTTGTAATAAAAATTTCCGATGCAGTCTCCCACCACATTGACAATATTATCTGCTGTGATGGTTTCAACATCTGTATATAAAATTTTTCTACCATAACAGCCTTTAACAAGGTCTTGGAGAGATTTGTCATTTCTCATTTTTTTCTCCTAAATAAAGGTCATTCCGCTGGATGTTGCACGAAACGGAAGAGATTTTAATTCTGTTTTTCCATTCTCCGGATAAAAAACAACTTTCTTGTGGCATTTCCTACATTCCACAGAAATGTTCATTGTTGAACGCCCATCGTGTGTGGCAACTTTTCTTCCGCAACGCGGGCAATATATTGTTTTTGGTGTATATACCATAAAATCCTCTTTTCTTTTCAAAAGAAAAAGCACCGGAGATTTCTCTTCGATGCTCTTTCAATGGGGGATGGTAAAGTGTTCAACTATTTGTTGACTTCTTCGATTATAACTATATCAGAAAAAAACCGGACATATCGGACAACTTTACTCTTTCATAAATCTATCGAACGCTTTTCTCACGCTGTCTTCTGTGTTATTGCCTCCTATTTGGTCGGCAACCTTATTCCAAGATTGATTTTCTAAAAATCTAAGGTTAATTATTCTTCTAATTCTGCTATCTTTTATATTTGCAATAAACTCTTCTACTTCATTTGTTTTTTCAAGAAGTTCGTTTTCCAAAATTTCGAGGGTGGTTTTTCTGGAATATAACAAGGTTTTTTTGTGCCTATATTCTGGCAATGGTATTCCTTCTATTTTAAAATGTTGGTTTCCACCATTTCCGCCAGAAACGCTATCAATAACCGTTCCTTCCTGTTCAATTTTTTCTATGTATTTTTCAAGCTTTTCAATTTTATTCCTTACTTCTTTTACTTCTTCTCTTAAATCTAAGTATTGATTTAAAATATCTTTGTTTACCATATCAATACCTCCTAAACGGATTTACTGCCGCTTCTACTTTGGCTACGTTATTTCCATTTGTCACTCTAAGCGCAAAGTTTGAAAATACATCTGGCACATCATCCAACTGCTTTTTACCGGACACTGAATATCTCTTGAGAAGAGACATCATTACTCCATATGGCTCATTTGGCTTATATAGTGATGGGTCTTTAAATATAACGTGCTGCAATATCCAGTTTGAGCACTGAAAAATCCTTGCTTCCTTATTTGTCTCCGTCGGTGTATCTGTGATATTGCATATCCATCCTTTGGCTTCCACTCGCTTGTTTACTTCCATTGCGACACGGTCTCCGCCGGCGTTTCTCTCAAATTCACATTCCTGCACTTTGTTGTTTGTCAAAACATTTGCTGCATTTTCATACTGCATCTCATAATCTGCCGTGTTATCGCAAACACAATCTACACAGTAGTAATCCTCTCCGTATTTTTGCAATACCGGCAAAACAAAGTAATCCGTTCCTTTTCCCTTGGTATCGCACTGACCGGTTACAATCTCTGGCTCTCCATGTGGCAAATTAAGATACCGGCGTATTTTATCTTCCGGAAACAGCAATCCCTCTCGCTCAATCGGCTCCTGTTTGTAGAGACAGCGATATGATATGTCGTCCATCAATAACTGCTGGTCTTCAAAAAATTCTTTCGTAAACCCAGAAAATTCATAGTCAAAGTTACTTTCTCCGGTAACTGGGTCTACATCCGGCACCGCAATAACCTTTACTCTCGGATTGCCCTCGTACATATTCTGGATGCGCCCTATGACGTCGTGTACGCTCCATCTTGTGGCAATATGTATTTCCTTGCAGTTCTTACCGTCCGTGTCCTGTATCTTTCTCTGTCGGGCATCTACGGCATATTTATCCCACAATTTATCAAGGATAATGGGATTCATTGCTTCTTCGATACCGCCTATCATATCGTCAACCAGTAAGAACTTAGAAGCCCTTACTTTACCTGCATTCTTACTACCAACAGACGTACATTGTACGGATGGAAACGACTTGTACTTCCCGACATTAAACTGCTCCATCTTCGCATTTGTGCTCGTCACGGAAAGATCCGGGAAAATTTCATTCCATGTATACTCTTCCGCGTTTGTAACGATATCGTACACGCCGTCGTAATACATTCTGGTAATATCTCCGCTGTGCGAATAAAAAAGGCTGAAATCTCTCGGAAACCATCCGGCAACAAGTGCGTGAAACATTTTTTCTACCGTTGTTTTTCCTGCTCCCGGAACAAGGGATACGCACAGGATGTCATATCTATCATCAATCATGCCTTGTAAAGCCTGTGTAAGCCCTATTTTGAGAAATTGCTTTCTTCTTGGCATATAAAACCGTTCTTTAGGATCTCTTTTCTTTTCCAAATACTGGAAAGAACTATCCACAACTTTGTTTTGCGCTTCCAAAAGCAAAATCCCGTAATATTTGTCCAGAATTTCATAAGATACCTTGTTTTGGAATGAATATTTCTCTAAATCCCATGGTGTGCCACATGTAGATTGAAAAATAAACTGCTCCGTCAGTTCTTTCGCTCTGGCAGAAACCTTTAATCCATACTCAACATCCTTTTCCGTCAGAATGGCTACCCTTGCCGCTTCTGCCATGGCATCCATAACCTGTTCATCAACTCCATGCACCTGTATGTAATTTTCATATCCATTTACTGTGGAAATTAGGCTTGAACTTGCCAAAAGAAAAGCACCTCCGCAAAAAAGCAGAAGTGCCTTAAGACCTCTGCCAATAATTTTTGTTGGTTAGCGACTAACTCCGTTTGTTAGCCGGTAATATCATCTAATCAATATCCGCAATACTTTCTACAAAGCAGTTATAATAGAGATTTCTGATATTTTCACAATATCTCCCTAAATTCTTGCAACTACGTGTTCTTTTGCAATTTCTTCTTTTTCCGGGTCGTAAATAACCGAACCGTTTTTATCAGTCTTATACTTATCAAATTCACAAGAAATTTTTATGTATGGGTATCTCAATGGCGTGCAGTCAGCATGGAAATCAATATTATACACTCCCTTTTGCCATTTTCCGTTAGCATAAATCTTTGTGTAACCGCCTTTTCTAGTTTTGATTATGATTTTTGAACGTGTTTTCTTCATTTCCAATGCACCTTGAACCCTTTCGCCGTATAATTACCAACTGCCTGTTTCAGCTCTTCCTTGCTTTTATATTCCTCTCGAAGCATGATTGCTACCTTGTTCTTCTCAATGGCGTATATGCCGCAGGTAACCGCTTTGCTCGCCGTATCAAGAACTGCTTTGTACTGTTTGCTGTTCATCTCGTATGTGCTGTTATTGATATTGACAATCATGCTTCATACACTCCTTCTCTTCCTTATGAGTTTGCATCAACATTTTTTAGATATTCAATGAAACTCATTTCAGCCCCCTCGCATGTTAAACCTTCAATAGGATTTTTGTGATAGTTTTCACGAAAATACCTCAATGCCTGTTCTTTTTCTTTTTCTGAATAAGAGTCCCATTTTGATATCCCAGATTTGTTTTTGAAAAATTCGCAATCGTGTTCTTTATAAGCAAATCCTACTGGAGGAATATACTTTTCTGGATGGTTACAAAATTCTATCGTTTTTTTCAAAAATTCATTCCATTCAATTCCAAAATAAGCACATTCATAGCATGTCATTCTTCCACCAACTTTCTACCACACATCGGGCAAAATTCAATTTCCATTGCTATCGCTACGTTCATTCCATTGCTACAACATTTAGCATACTGTGGACATTTATCAATATGGCATTGAATAACATTTATATAGCCCAATTTTTTGATTTTAAATTCTCCATATGCAGTTTTATATGATTCTTTCCCATTGCAAAATTCACACATTTCAATCACTTCCTCATAAACCTAGGTTCACAATCTTCCAAAGTTGTTACTTCTATCATTTCCGGTTCATGTCTGCAAATCCTTCCGTTTGAATCAATATATGGTTCCATTTCTATCTTCGTACGGAAACCATATGGAGTTTTGCAATAAGGGCACGCTTTCTTGTCACTTTCAATTGGTGCGCCACAATTTGCACAATTTAAAACCATATTTATACCTCAATCAAAGTATCAATCAGCTCGGCACCATCGTGGAGCAAGGACTTGAACCTTGCACTTGAAACCTTTCGACTATCAGTTTCACGAAGCGTCTTACTCCGGCAAATACCTTTCTTGCCATCCACGAAAACCGCCATACGACGGTTAGCAATCATATTTTTCGTGCCATGCGTTGCACTATCCTGTGCAATATCACAGGAAATAGGCTGGTGAGGATTTGCACCTCACATAACAACGACTTTCCACAACGGGTAACACCCTTAACAGGTTCCTTCATTGCCTTGTTAATTCAATGACTTGTTCCTAACCAAAGCGTGGTTGTCTTATGCTTAAGCGTCTACCTTTTCCGCCACAGCCTAATTGTATTTTTGACAGCTCAGGCACCGTGGGATAGATGCCCGAACTATCAATAGGAATCCGCCTGTATTGCTCGTCAGCAAATTACGGGACAACCATAATCCAACACCAAGCGGTCTTCCGCCTTGCCGTACTTCGCGGCAAACGCCACCGGACGGTCTCGCACCGTCCTTAACAGAAACGTCCTAGTGGCGAAAGGAGAAATACGAACTTTTCGTATTCCGAGATAAGCTTTAAACCTATCTCTCAATCGGAACGGCAGGACTTGAACCTGCGACATCAATTCAGTACATAGAAGAATGAAAAGATTGCTCTTTCCTCTGAGCTACGTTCCGTCACAGCGCGCATAGCGCGCTGTTTATGATAGTATTTTTGATCTTTTTATTTTGCCGACGTCCACTAACACCGAATAATTGCTTGCGCCGAGTTTTTTCTTGCAAAAACCGAATGCCAGTGGACTTAAGCTATACTGGATGCTCCGACTTCTCAGACTGGTGCTCAGCGTCACTATCCAGATTGAGTAAATCTCCGGTGCTGTCCGGTTCCTTTGATTTTGTTATATGTATTCTTTCCTCTGCACAAATGATAGGCAGCTGAAAGCAAATACCAAATATTGGACTATAAAACATTCTGTTACCTCCACATCAGAAACATGTTCAGCAACAGTAACATCACAAGTACCCATAATGCAATTGCTGTTTCTTTGTCTTTGGATTCTCTGCCAGATACAAATAGTATCAGCATAAAAATAACATCCAGCGTCGATATAATCGTTTTAATAATTACCATGGTTGTTTTCCTCTCACAAGTTTCTTTAGCAGGATTCGAACCTGCGAATACTGGAATCAAAATCCAGTGCCTTACCGCTTGGCGATAGCGCTATATTAACACTACTTTTCCGGCATGTAATAGACCATGTTATCAAATACAGTTATTCCCATACAAGGATCATTCATCTCAACGCATCTGATCGATATGTTTTTAGATACTGCAAACATTTCAGCCACCTGTTGTTTATCCATGTTTGTGCTAATAACTTGAAAAGCCGAAAATGCCTTGTGCATATCAGAGAATACTTCTTTTTCTCTACCTAAATTTGCATACGTCCCAATGGTAAACGTTTTTCCATCAACCATAGCAGTTATCATTCCATGATTTGCTGTGAATACCGCTCGGTCAAAATCAAGCGAAACGTCTTTGCTTTGTGATACTACTCTCATACTTTTCCATCCAATCTCTTTTTGTTTTTGAGGATATTTAAAGGACTTAGTAGTGCTGATTTCCTCAACCTATCAAACCCCCTCCCCCTCCATGCAGAATCATGCTTTGAACATTGATAAATTGTTTGAATTGTTCGTTCAATTCCATTCGTATTTTACAACTATTCGCAAAACCCTTGTTTTGCGTAATGTATCAACGATTTAATGCGCCTTAAGACCATTAAACACTGGGTTTTAAATTGTTTGAATTGTCTATTGCGTTTTTCTCGCTTTTTTCAACCAGAATTGTCGGAGTTGTTCGGCAATCCTATACAATTATTAGCCCCAAGATGTGGCAGTTCTTCGGCTGTCAGCGCTCTTGCTCTGGATCCCTGGTCTCTTACTCCAGGCATATTAAAGCCGCAATACTTGTTGAGTGATGGCATGTAGTTCATTGGGTTTCCTTTGCCGGAAACTTGTAAACCTACCAAACTTTCCTCACGCATTTCGTCAATCTTTTTGCAAATGTCGGAACCTGATGAGCCTAGCTGCACGCCGTTAACCCATCCATTTAACGTATCTCTATGTATTCCAGTAAAGAATGTGAACCCAACAATATTCACTACTTTCTCGTAGTCATTACACAGGTCTATATATATATCTAATACCTCGTTAACCTTATCTGTATCATAGGCATTATTAATATTATTATCATCCTTTAGGTACTTTGGATTAACTTTAAATACATTCTCATAGACATATTTACAACAGTTATACCATCTGTTCTGCGATACTTTGCATAAATCCTCTATATGTCTCTCTTCCATCCAGAGATTTATATACATGTCAATATCACTTTTAAAAACATCAACGGTATTATTATTTATTTCCTGCATTTCAACTGCTGACATGTTATATATCTCCTCTCTCCAGTACTGGAATACTTAAAATAAAAAATGCAACTGATACAATCAGATCATGATGATCTCGACTGTACCGGCTGCATGAAGTCCGTTTCTTTCGGGACCTCGACGGCTGCCGCCGCCCGTTGCCCGAATGCGTTTTTAATTTAATAAAACAATATCATTCTATCATTTTCTTGTCAAGGTATATTTTAAAATTAAATTTTAAGCCTGTATATTATATATATTATTTATATAAATATACTGCCTTATTTATAATATATATTTTTAATATTACAAGAGAGAATATAATCTTTCTCTTACTCTAGTGTCTATATCTACGTTGCAAAAATGTTGCAATTTGTTGCAAAGGTGTTGCATTGCAACAAAGCTGGTACAATTCTATCATTTTTATCTTGATTATATTCTAATTTGCACCTTTAAAATTTTGTTGATTTTGTACAAATATTTTCTATGTTTTTCACAAAAAAGACGGCTATTTTCATGCCGCCCTTTCTATTTATCTATGCTACTTTGTCAAGTATTTTTCTAATGTAATCAACACCTTTTTGAAAAACAAGGGTTTTAATATTTATCCGGATTTCTCCCGGTCTGGCTTCATATTTCTGTTCTATAACTCTAAAATATCCACAATCAATATATTTCTGATATGGTTCATTGTTCTGTTTCAAAATTCCGTTATTTCTAAGAATTTCAAAAAGCTTGTTTCTACCAATTCCCGGGAAGTTCAAAACCTTAGCGACCTGCCCTATATCAATAGCGTCTTTACTATCGGTTACGGCATCGAAAAATTCTTCTTTCGGCTTCATCCTCTCGTTTTCGGTCAAGAGCAATTTATTCTTTTCCTCAAGCTCTTGTTTTCTTTCCAGTGCATCAGCGTAAGCCCTTAACGCTGTAGGGTAATCTTTCGGGATTTCGTTTTGATCTTTGTTGAAATAGTTGTCAACAAGTCTATCATACACATCCCAAGCAATATCATTGTTTAATGATTTTGCATGAAGAAACGCGCCTTTCTCTGTCCAGAGATACAGACGATTAAGATTACTTGGCAAATCGTGAATTTCACGAAACGCCCGGAGTTCTTCTCCATCAAGCAAAATAAAATGTTTACCCTCTTTATACCGCCCTTTGTTATGATTAAAATTGTATGAAATCGTTTTACTATCTGTTCCATACGCGTCCGCAATCTGCTGTGTTGTGAGTACGCGAATATTTTTATACTCCGTCACTGTTAAATTATTCATATACATAAACCTTTCAATTTCTTTCAAATATAGTCATCTTGTGTAAAACTTAGCGTCATAATATCCTTAGTAAAACAAAATTGTATATTTTATCTTGCGTAGGTTTGTATATCTTTTGTAAATTCGTCTTGTTTCCCTGCACCACCTCCAAAAATAAAAACACGAAAGATTTCCCAACTTTTTGGGAATTGTCTTTCGTGTGCTTTGTTTGACTTGGTATGGTTTTTGTGTGTCGGGCTGGATTTTCTCCAGCCCTTTCTTTTAATTGTCTTCAATACCCTTTTGAGTATCATCAATCAGCTGATCGACCATCTTTTCCGCTTTTTCATAATCCTTAGACTTCAAAACTTCTTTGAGGTCTTTCAGATCCTGCAAAAGTCTTCTTAAGTAACTTTTAAATACGCTCATATCTTCGTCCATGATTTCCCTTTCTGGCTTTCGCCTTATTGTCTTTCGACAATATTATAATAACATTAAAATATAATTTTGTCAACACTAATTTTAGTGTTTTAAAAAAATCTTATTTTTTCTTCATCAGTCGGAACGATTTCCAATACATCCGACGGCTGACATCTTAAAATAATGCAGATCGTGTTAAGCGTGTCTGTAGTGATTCCCTTCCCTTTTCTCAAATTCTGCATAGTCGCTTCACTCATTATCTTCTCTTTTCTCATCCGAGTAGAAGTGTATCCGTGTTTTGAAAGTTCTTTTAATACATCTATTTTATAATTAAACATTTTTTCACCTCACATTTTTTATTTACTACATTATATATAGAATCACTCTAAAAATCAACATGAAAATATTTTACAAGAACACTCTTTTTAGTGTTGACATGCACTAATATTAGTGTTATTATAATCTCAACAGGAAAACAAAGAACACAAAAACAGGAGGGAACGATCATGAAAGTTAAAATTAAAATTGAGGGAAAGATAAATGATACTTACACTTTTCAGCAACCAGAAGAGGGAAATATCCTTGACGAACTGGCGGCGATCATCGAAGAAATGAAAGCCGGAAGAATTGAGAAAGTAGAAATTGAGAGGGAGGCGTAAACATGAGAACATACGAACAGGATTTAAAAGAACTTAATATTTCAGCAGAAGAATTTGATAACATAATTTCACACATTTACGATAAAACAGCCGATGAAATGGCGGCGCTTTCCAAGGCGATTAAAAGCGGCGCGGCTGTTCTCCCGACTGTAAAAAGAGCATTTGAACGCGTTCTTGCAATGAGACCGGAAGAAAGACAGGATGCATATAATATTTATTATGGTGACTTAAACACGATGTGTTATAGCTGTAAAAAATGCGGTATAAGTTGTAACGGTACAACTTGTAAAACTTGGACAGGTTGCGCAATGAAAAATTAAGTCGAAACCGCCCGCGTGGCGGTCTGCAGGAACTGCCCCACCTGCACTGATGAGACAGGGCGCATGATGAAAGGATGGTTGATTTTATGAAGATGATGACACTTGAAGAAGCGAAAGAATACACACGCCAAAAGTTGGCACCGTATTACAGCAACGAGCGAATCGAGAACGTTGTAAAACAGTATGTTTCCGTTGTCCGCCCAGGCGTTGTCTTAGTTGAAAATAAAAATGTGGGACTTATGGAACTGTATCTATAGGAAAATGAAAGGATGGTTGATCTTATGAAGTATTACAGAGCAGAGATCGAAGACGATAATTTCGAAATAATTTTAGCCGATAGCGAAGAGGATGCTATCAATCAGTATTTTGAGTTAGGAGAAAAACACGATTTATTTAATCTGATAGAGCTAAATGATGATTATAATGAGGTTCGCACAATTTTATAAATTAGGCAAGCGGCGGCGTTTACCGGGGTTCGATTCCCCGGCTTGCTTTTACCAAAAAATTTGAATATGGAGGAAAATTGAAGTATGAGAAAATTATTTTTATTAAAAAAAGGCAGAATAAACTTTTATGCATGCCTGTATGACTGTGGCATGTATACAATCGACCGAATTACAAAAGGATTCGGCGGAATTGTGACAACATTTGAAACACTGGAAGAGCTTGAAAAATATGCTGCTGAAAACGGATATAAAAAAGCATAATAACCGCCGCAGAGGATGCACGCCGGAACCACTGCCGGCGGCGGTTCTACCCGTAAGGGAATATTATTTTTTTAGGAGGATTTATAAATGACTTATCCGAACGGAGCACAGACAGTTTTTCAAGTCACATGCATGGGAAGTGTTTATAGCGTTGAAGATGGATTTTTCAGAAATGACGGCAAAGGAACGGACTTTAAAACGTTCGACGATGCTTGGGAAGTTTTCAAAACGCTTCCAGAATGGGAGCAAAATGCTGCGGAAATAGAGGAATTTTAAGCCGGAATCATCCCGGCTTTTTCCAGTGTCCGGATATATTGCAACTTGACAAGATATACGCCCGGTCATATAATGCGCTTAAGCGAACACGTATAAGCCATTTTAAGGCTTGCGCAAGGCTATGCAGTGCTTTTATATATTTACAACGCGAAACGTCTGTAAATCGTTTTTACGACGTTGCAAGCCTGTAAACACTGTGTTCATCTTGCCGCGTTGGCATCCGGCAGCATGTCAGACAATGCCGGCCTGCTGATCACAGCGATGTGCACTATCCCGGCAGCCCGCCGGGGTGTGAAAATTCTGATTTCTGATCTCAAAATCGAGCCGTTTTCCAAGAAGAAAAAAATTCAAAAGTTGAAAAATGAGATTCCAACTGTGAAAAGACAATATGCACAGTAAATTATTATGCGTCATTTCGCAACTTGTGAAATTTGACTAATTCGTTCTCTTCTCTTCCTCTGACTCTCAGTCTGTTTCTGTTTTTTCTGTGATTTTGTTGTTCTTGTTCCCATTTGAAAACCTCTCATTGACCTTCTGGTTGCGTGATTTATAATTTACAATCTTTACATCGGTGTTTAATTCATCCGGTATCTTCCCGACGATCAACACTGTATGTGGCTGCAACATGTCGATCATAACTTTGAATCCCTCGCAAAACTCTATCCGTGCCGCCTTTGCCCGCACTCTTCCATTTGTGCATACAGCGATCACACCACCCTTACTGTACCCGGCAAAACAAAGATCATAATTATCTTTGTCCGGGATGCCTACGGACGGTATAACGCGGATCCCGTTCAGCAGCATGTAATGTGCAAGCGCATGATTCCGGTACACATTATACAGATTCAAAGCAAACGGCATACCACAATCGCCTGTAGCAATACTAAAATCCGGCATACAGACCGAATGGAAACACTTCAAGTGTTCCATGTATTTATCCGGGTTATTCCACAGTCTTTGAAACTTTGAATCGTCAATATAGAAATTCACATTTAATTTTCTATGCCCTTTTATCTTTTGTGAAAAGCTCTCTCCAAAATCTATGGAGTCCTCCGGCAAATAATCCAAGCTGCATGCCGGGACAATCGGGATCTGATATTTTTCATCAAGCTCCGCTCCATAGATCATATATTCTTTCATAACATCAAAAGATGTATGACATCCATTGTACAATACTATCACCCCAAAAACATTTTACTATTTTTCTTCTTGACAAACAACTTCTTTTGTGAAAAGCAAAGAACGTGCGGCGTAATCACTTCTGCTTAGTTCATTTATCAGCTTTTCCCTTGTCATTTCCGGGTTTGTTCTGTGAATATACCGCAGCAATTCATCTATTTTGTCCACTATGCTGCCCTCCAATCAATGTTTGACATCAGATCATCCAAAAGATAGATCAAATCAGTACCGTACAGGCTGATCCAGTCCGCAAGATACTCTTCCTGCTCAATCGGCATATGAATGTTATAGGAAAAGCAAAAACAATGACAAAGTTCATGAGCCAGTATTTTGCGCAAATAGCCATTTTTCGGTTTATCTGAAACATATATAGCCCTGTTGTTCCAATCTGTCACAGCAAGGCTGATAGAGCCATCAGATCGCATCAGCTTACTGCTTGCACCGCGGACAAATTTTATTTCCCATTCAATACCATTTATCACAAACATATTTTACCTCCAAAAAAAGAAACCACCAGCCAAATATCAGCCAGTGATTTCTAAATTTAAAGTTATTCTTCTTGCTCTTCAATCAACAAATAATTAATGTACCTTGTTGCTGTTCCAGCAAGTTCTTTGCTGTAGTCTAGCAAGTCCATCTTGTACTCCGGTTTATGCCCATATGTGACTGTATAGAACTTTTCCACAAGTTCTAAGTTATGTAAGTCAGACAATTCCACAAGAATTTTGTGATATAAAAATTTTCTCGTCCATCCGAACCGGTCACAGATAATTTTGAGTTTCCAGTTATTTTTATTAAACCATTTACCACTTTCTATCTTTTTTACGATGCTCCAGCGTGCAAACGGGTCTTTCTCCGGAATTTCAGCCTGCGTATTTTTCAGAGCCTGTTCCATGTCGTGGAAGCGATTGATGTATTGAGCCGTGAAAGCCGTTCCCTTAACTCCGGTCAGCTTGTGGGCGATAAATTCGCATCCTTTCTTGGTAATGTCGTAGCATGGACAACTTTTTTTCTGCTCTGTACAATATGTGCTTTCTATGAAGAAATCGGAAAAGTCAATATTTACTTCTCCTAATTGCTTACAATATCGCCGGATATCTTTTAATAAATTTGCGTGTGTCTTTTCGACCATTTCCGCAACTTCCATACTGGTTAACGTCTGTTCTAATTGTTTCATCTGAATATTGTTCATCAGCAAATCCCCCATTTCTGTTTGAATGAAAGTATCGTGTTCAAAATGAAATGCAAAAATTTTTCGTCCTGTATGTTCTGGATTTCCGTTATCAGCTGTTCTTTCATCTTGCACCGCCTTTCTTGTCAGATGCAAGGTTACTTGTAAAAATCCAAACACATTTTAAAAAGTGTTCGCTAAGTAAATTCAGATTTTTGGTAATTTCTTCAATATACATTTCTCTCATAGATTTTTCCTGCCTTTCAATTTTTTCTTGAAAAGAGATACTCTCTATGATAAAATATTTCACAGAGAGTTATCTCGGTTGATAAGAAGTTGTTTTCGTTGGTAGCGTGGCAACTTCTTATTTTTTTTGACCTTTTAGCTTTTCAATCCCCGCCCTTATAAGTTCTAATATGGAATATCCACTTTCTGATGAAAATTTCATAATTTCATCTTTTTCTTGCTTCGATACTCGAACATAAAGTCTTTCATTCATAGGATTGTCAACTTTAGGTCTGCCTGTGCGTGGAGACATTCTCAGCACCTTCTTTCTGTACGCACATTTAATATATAATAGTACGCACAAAAAGTCAATACCTTTTTGAAAAATTTCCAAATCCACAAATCACTAGCTGATATTCAGTTGTCAATGTTCAAACAAACAGGGGCATTGCTGCCCCTGCCATTACATTTTGGAAACAAGCGTTGACAGCTTGCTTTTTGTCATTGTGCGCTCTTCCGGTGTCATGTCGGAGATAAGTTCCGCCATATCCTCCGAAAGCTCTTTCATATATTTTTCAAGGTCATGCATTTTTGCATCCTTGTCCTCCGGCGTATTGCCTTTGTGAAGCTCTTTGCTTTCCATGTAGCTTCTGCGGCTCATTCCGCTTTTACCCTCTCTGCGATCACGCATTCCACCATCTGGTGCCATTTTAGGTTCTGTGTAATACATTCTGCCAGAGTGACGATCCATATCACGGTCGTGTTCCATTTCCCGGTACATTTCCGGTGTCATGTGCCAGTACGGAGGTTCGTCATATCCTCTCCGCGTTCCTCTTCCCTTTGGCGCAAATCTGCCGTCTGCATACCGGTAACGGTCATAATACCGTCTGCCGTCTCCGTAACGCTCAAACATATCAAGAACCTGCTCTGGGTCTGATTCGTCCATTGATTTTGTAAGCGTCCGGTAATACATGGCTTCCGCAAGGTCTTTAAGCATGTCCGTGACTTTTCCCATCTCTTCTGTATCTACACATTCGATACCTTTTGCAAACTCACACTCTGCGCTTTCAGACAGTTTTTCGATCATTTCGTGCATTCTCTTAATATCCATAAAACCGCCCTCCTTACGCTTCCCGGACTGCAATTAAATTGCTGTTCTGAACTTCGATTGACTGCGTAGACGTATTCTGTACCGCTACCGTAACACAACAACCGCGAGGAACGTCCACATATGCCTGCGCCGAAACGTTAAAGAAGTTTTCAACTGCCGCCGGTGTAACAATCATTCGAGTTGACTGCAACGGTTCTCCGTCAATTGCAATAGCCAGTGAAATAGCTTCAACTGTGCCACCGGTAGGAATTTGAATGTTCCCGGAATAAGATACCAAAAATCTTGCCCGGCACTGATTTGTAAGTCCTCTTAATTTAACAATGCCACTTCCCTGTCTATGAACAATGCATTTTGTTGCGCATACCGGAGTTTCTGTAAATGCTACATCTTCTCCCTGCGCGACAGTTTGAATTGCAATTCCTGTAAATTCTGCCATAATTATTTACCTCTCTTTCAAAAATAAGGGCAAACATTATAGTCTGCCCTTTGTGTTTATAAGCAATACTGCACAGCAGACATAATCGAGTTAAACTCAATTAAGATACTCAATTATTCAATTTTGTGTAGCAGCTACTTTTAGCAGCTACATCCTGTGTTGCATCCACAGCCATACGCATAAGCGTTAGGATTTGGAACAACATATGCCGGGATTGCAGCCGGATTTACAGCGTTGATGATCTGCTGTGTCTGCGCTGACATTGCGGTAGTGAGCAATGCAGACTGGCGATCCTGTGATGCGGCTCTTCTTAAGTCATTATTTTCTGCCTGTAAGGAAGAAATCTTTTCCTGACACAGGTAATCAAGGATTGCCCTTGTTCCTGCCTGCTGGCTGTCGATAATGTCTCTGGTGTTGCTGTTCATGGTGTTCTGTAATGCGCAAGTGTTCTGTGCCATATTGTAGTTCACACCCTGGATAGCTTCCCTGGTCTCGCAGCAGCAATTAGCCAACTGGGACTGTAAAGCATTCTGCGCCTGCATAAGTGTCACGTTTGTGGTATTAAATCCCTGCTGTGTCTGGTAGCCAAGGTTGCAGATTGCATTGTCTACACCATGGAAACCGTTCATAACGGCGGTATTCTGTGCGTAAAATCCATCACAGAGACCATTTGTGATACCATCTAACTTTCCGATGATAGCCTGCGTGTCAAATCCACGCTGAATTGCAGAGTCGGTGTATGCAGATGCTGTCGCTCCCATACCTCCGTTTCCTCCCCAGCCATTGCCGCCAAAGCCGCCCCAGCCAAAGATCATAGCGAAGATAATGATAGCCCACCAGCCATCGCCGCCCCACATACCATCATTGTTTCTTCCGTTTCCTGTCACTGCTGCAATATCAGCAAGACTAGGCATTGCATTTCCATTAAACATTTTGTTTACCTCCATCTGATCTATTTACAAATGGGATAACCGGTTATTTTGCGCGCACCCCAAAATGTACTAATGATTAAACATGCTCATAACCTTTTGCTTTGCTTCATCTACTGTAATTCCTCTTTCTTTACAAAGGTTTTCTGCCATTGATTTTAAGCCATTGCTGTCTCCGTTTTGATACATTTGCATGGCATTTTTAGCCATTGGATTATTCTGTACCTGTGGGGAATTTACCATTTGATTTAAAATTACCTGCATTGGGTTCACTCTGGATCACTCTCCTTTTTTACCTGTGAAGTTTTTCTTTGACCGCTAGGGAGTTTATCTAACCGGTTTTCTATCTGTTCAATCTTCCCAAAAAGTTCATCAAACTTCTGCATAAATGCACCTGTGCACTCGTCTGATAGGTCAAATTTCAATTTTTCAGTATCATGCGATAAATTGCTAACAGTATCATGCGAAACTGGCTTAAAAACGATTGTGCGAATTGTGCCATCTGCGTTCCAACTTTTAGCGTATATTTCTGTCATATCCTGTTTTGGGAAAAATGCAACGCTGCCATCCATTGGCACATCATTGGCAGTGATGTTTTCTACCGCCGGAACTACTTTTCCATTTATGCCAAAAGTTTGAACCGGCATTTGCGGCTGAACCTGTTGCAATGCCTGCGCATAGTTTTGGTTTGCATCTATGCGAGGCTGATTGACATAAGGATTGTATGGTGTGTATTGCTGACCATATTGAACCGGCTGATTATAAATTGGAGTCTGATACGGTCCGTTCATGTTCATTTTGTTCTACCTCCTCTAAAACATCTTCAATTGCATGTATAATAGCCGATTGTGTCGACAGATCTAACGACTGCATCTCTTTTCTGGCAAAAATTTTTTCAAGAACTTCATCTGAAAACACCACCATCCCTCCCTTTGATTATATTTTTGCATAAAAAAAGGCGGCAAAACCGTCACGATTCCGACAGTTTGCCGTCAAAAAATACAAAAAAAAAGAACGCATTAAGCGTCCATACATCCGTTCGTGTTACCTTTAGTGTTACCTTTGATTTTTACCTTTAGAAAAGACACCATTCAAAAACTCCTTTCTTTCAGTAAAATCAAGGCTTCACAAGGTTTTCTTAAATAAAAATAAAGTAGCGGAAGGGAGATTCGAACTCGGTATCAATTCTCTCAAACCCGCATAAATACTGAATTTCTTTATCTCCAAAGGTGTTACCTCGTGTTACCTTTTACATTGATAATGCTTTTGCAATATATTCCTGCATTTCACTCTCTGTCTTGTTATTAAAATAGTAATGATCGAGAGTTGTTCTGATATCTGTATGCCCCATTTGTGTTTTTATTACCGATTCTGGAACATTTCCATCTATCAACTTTGTTGCATATGTCTTTCTTGCCTTGTGAATTGAACGTTCACCAATTCCTATTCTATCACATATCACATATAGCCGCCTTGTAAATGCCTGACCTTTTATTCGTTTACCGTTTTTCATAAAAATATATTGCCCAAATGGATTGAGCATTTTTATTTTTCTCATAAGTTCTTTGGTATCTGCGGTAATTATAACATCTCTAAACCCGGCATCACTTTTAGGAAAATTTTGAACATCAAATACATATTTGCCATTATCATCTCTATATCTTATTTCTGTCTTTGATATATGTATCTTATTTTCTCCGACATCAGACCATGAGAGGGTAGATATTTCCCCAACTCTCAATCCTGTTTTAAATGCCAAAATAATGCCAAGTTCTATCAATGTAGGCTCATTTTCCATTACAAATCGTTCAATTAAAAGTTCCTCATCCTTAGAAAATACCAATTCGCAGTCTGACTTATGGTTCTTTTTAAATGACTTTTCCGAAATTTCCAAATCACCCATAAAACTGGTTATGCTCAGGCTGGTATAATGTTTTTTCTTTGCATATTTGAAAATTCCGTTAATCAATATCCGCATATCAGAATAAGCTTTTTGCGTAAGTTCCAGTTTTGAAATAGCTGTTTTTATGAATGATTCCAATATTTCTTCATCAATGTACCGGATTTTTCTATTTGCAATCGGCAAATACTTATTTTCAAAAAATCTTTTAAAATTTGTCTCGTACTTGTCCTTTGTCTGTCTTGTTATTTCACCATATTCAAGTTTTTCAGAAATCCAATTAGAATATACCTGAATAACTGTAGGTTCATCCTCCTTAGCTTTATAGAACTTTACTATTTCATCTTCAATTGCTTTTTCAGATGTTCTCTTTACAAGTCTCTTTCCTCTCTTATTATCTTCATCTGGCAAATATGTGTAAAACTTTCCATCTTTTCCTTGCCAAATGCTGTAAGTGTGTTTTTCAATAAATTTTTTCCTTTCGTTCATTTCAATTTTTTTCTGAATGGTGTCTATGTTGATAATACCATTTTCGATGGCAATATTCAACAACTCACTATTTGAAAGATTTCCCGTTTAACTCACCTTCTAACTTTTTTACTTTCTGTTTAATATCAAAAATTCTTCTTTCCACTGTTCTTGTTGATACGCATAGTCTCATGGCTATTTCTTTTGAAATAAGTCCACGGGCAAGAAGATAAAATATTTCTTCTTCCTGCTCCGTGAAATTGGCGTTTTCAATAATTGTTTCAAGCTCTGGCTTAGTCAGTTTTGAAAACTTCATAAGCCACTATCCTCCAATATTTTATTCTTCTCCCTGCCAGATCTTCGGTGTACCATCAGCATTGAGCATGACTGTAAAAGTTCCTCCGTCTCCGGGTTCTTTTATGTACATAACATTGGTGTCTTTGTCTACATAAATGGCATATCCCCATTCATCTTCTACATTTTTCATCATCCTATCCTGTCCCTCGCTGACATTTGCTGTGTCACTGCATCCGGCAATCAGGAGTGTTGCGGTTATGATTGCTGTTATAAGTTTCTTTCGCACTGCATTAGTACTCCGTATTTTCCTCATATTCCTCTTTGCTGATGGTCCTGATGCATTCCTCACTCACGCCTAAACTTTTCGCCATGTTTGCAATGGCTTTTTTCACATAGTCGTATGCACTTTCTTTAAAAATCCTTGGTTTTTTTTCTGTGACTGTGAAATCCATGTTCCGCTCTGCATATCCAACGGAACCCTCTCCGCCAAACATTTCTGAATCCTTAATTTCAAAGTATAATGATATTCTGATTTTCATTTCATTCATTGTTTTTCCTCTCTTTCTCGATCAAAGCTCCACTTAACTTATAACTTCAAACCTGTATTTCTGTTTGATACACGGATATTTGATACGATCTACCTCATCCATGAACATATCAAATGGTCTTGCAAATTTATCCCCACAATGGACATCACAGTCTATCGACTGCCCGTCGTACAAGGCTTCATATATTACTAACAGCTCTCCCGTTTCTGTATGCTTTGCGTAATCCAAGACATTATATAAATACAAATTTTTTTCATCCTCTATCTGCTTTGTTGTAAGCATTTCTCTCTTAAAATGCCTTACGATATCACCTTTATGTATCCTCATTTTTCTCCGTCCAATCCTCTCTTTCCGTATCATCTCCGCGCCGCATATACTACTGCGGAATGTGGTATGATGATCGTTTGGTTTTGTTATCTGGTTCTAAAATAAACTCATCTGGTTCTCGTCGTACTGATAAATGCGTCCGGTTGTGATCCTTCCCATCTGACGCAATCTCTCCGCCCGTGGTTTTTGCTTAAGATTTGCCATATAATTATTGTCCACTTTCGGCGGTAGGGATAAATAATATTCCTCCGGTAATGGCAACTGATTTTCTGTACAGGCCTCATGGATCTTTGACTGATAATAAATAATGTGATTTCGCACCAGATTCATGTTGCATCCATCGGACCAGAACGGATCATTACACCCGTTCTGATTGATAACTTTCCAGTGTTCTATTTCTCTGCGGATGCACTGGCGGTACTCTTTCACTTTATCTTCTGCTGTCTGTATCATGGCAGCACCTCCAAATCTTCCAATGGAACATAATGTTTTAAATTGTTCGCATAATAAACAACTGCACATTTTACTGTTTCTTTTGCTCTTTTCGATACATAAAACGCTTCTGGAATAACTCCGACACCTACATCACATTCGTCTTGATAGACTACATCAAGATAACCTTTGATAACAATATTCTTATATCCGACAATTACGCCGATGAAATTCTTATCAACGTGTTTGAAATAAGTTTTCTCGATATATTCAACATTCTTTTCGACAGTGCCATCATTGTTTCCATCTGCCAGATTATTGTCCATTGCATCAGCAGTTAATGTTTCCCTGTCGAGATACAGCCATCTTCTGTCTTTAAATGGTTTATAGAAGCCTTTGCATTTTACTTTATCAAATAATTTCATGACAGCACCTCCGAAAAATTAAGTTTCATCTGTGGATCCGGCTCATAGTTCATCCACACCGTTTCCATCCGCGGCTTTCCGTGCTCCGCACAGCTTGAAAACTGTTTTTTCTCCCATCCGTTCAGATAGTTGTTATACATTTCTGACTCATAACCAGAAATCATAATCTTTGCTTTACTCTGCTGTAACGCTTTCAATAATTCCTCGTGATTCGCATCCGTCATCTCATGTTTATATTGTTTTCCTGCTCTGGTACCCAAAACATACGGAGGATCAATGTACATAAAAACATTGCTGTAATTAAATCTTTCGATTACTTCTAATGCTGGGCGATTTTCAATCTGCACCATCCTCAAACGTTCTGCTATATCAATGATCCATTCCGGCAGGCGGTACCAGTTCCATAACGCATAGGCTCTTTCTCTGCCTTGCACGTCGTTTTTCCAGCCCACCTTGTATCCATTTATCCGGAATCCGTGTCCTTGCCAACACTGGATTAAAAATCGTAACGCTTTATGATACGGTTCATCCGGCATCATCAGTTCCCATACATCCAGCTTATATGTATCCTCATATTTTTCACGGCTGAATGGTGTAACCATTACCATTCTGGCCAGATGTTCCGCATCTTCCTGTATACACCGGAAAAGATTCACAACATCATGATCCAGATCATTGATCGTTTCGATATCAGATACCGGCTTATTAAATAACACAGCACCGCTTCCGAAGAATGGTTCTACATAGCTGTGGTGTTTCGGTATCAGTTCCACCAACTTGGAAGCAATATTCCATTTACTCCCAGGATATTTTAATACTGTTCTCATTTAATTCTTTCCCCATCTCCTAGTCTGTAAAGATTTTCCTGCTTTTTCTTTGTTTTTCTTCCTTTATCCATATTCCTTCACTTCCTACCCCATTATGGCCTGCAGTTTTTACAAGGGGAATATCCTTCTTCTATTACCGATTCTTTCTCTCACAGGGAGAAATTCTGTTTTCTCTCTCGCCAATTTAAAACTATCTTGTACACTCATTCCGCTTGATTGCCCATAATCAAATGTTGTTCCACTGCTTGTCCGCCTCTGCAACATGACACGGCTAGGTTTCCAGCCTCCGGGTTTATTATTTGCTGCTTCATTCTCAGTTGTAGAAAAATCTGACAAAATTTCTGCCAGTGCACAATTCTTCTTCGCGGCAGTGCCTGTTTCGCGACATTTTAAATAAGCTAAAAAATCATCTTCTGACATAGTTGTGGGCACCAATATCCTATAACTTAGCTTTTTAGATGCATATATTTCTATCCTCCCATCCAAGAGCAGATGTTCAAGAATTTCCTTTGCCCTTCCGGGATAAGTATGTATCTCCGATGAAAATTGTCTGTATGTAATATAAAACCATGCTCCTTCTCTTTTTCCGGAAGATTTTCTGATCTTATCCAGGGCATACATAGCCGCTTCAAAATCATCACTCGAAATTTTTCTCATAGATTTATTCCCACTTTCTTTATAACCAAGCCAGTTTTTATCATTTTGACTATTTTAGGCATAAACCCACATAAAAAGTCAACATAAATAGATCAACGGATTATCCTCATCCCATCAATAATCTTTATAAAAATACCCCGGATACTGAAAAACAGTATTTCCGGGGTATTGGTTAAAAATATTTACTTTCCAGACTTTCCATAAGCCGGTTTATCTCTGGGAGATACAGGAACGGAATTGGAAAAATTTCGTGTCCTACTGAATTCATTTCACTTGAAGTATCATACAATAGACGATAGGTATGATAAACCCCATCATCCCATGTATATCCACTTGCATTTGGCATATCATCAAAATAGGCTTCACATTCTAAAAATAACCAATTCACCAGATCCATCAATTTTTTTAACTCCGCATCCTCTGTCAGATTTTCACTTTCTGCCCTTTGCATAATTTTCCCGATATGGGCATTTTCGACAAGCAGCAATCTGACATTACGCATTCCATATAGATCAAACTCTCCTATATCTTCTTCTACGTGTTCAAAAACACCTCCGTGCTCTTTACGCATCTCCTCCCACATTTCCTCTTGAGTATCCTCGTCATAATCGGAAGTAGGAATATCAACTTCCTCAACATTCCATCCATACTTTCTTAACGCATTGGATACAATTTCAACAACTTCACTTGACAAATCTTCGAGACTGTAAAAATCGTTCGATCCAGCAGGAATAAGATCCGTAGTAACCCCTAACGCTCTTGCTAAAATAATAAATGTCATTTTAACACCATACAGATAACGTTTTTGGTCAAATTCAGAGAAATCGAATTCTTCGCATCCCGGATAAATTTCTATTTTCTCACGGAATTCATCAAATGCCTCTTTTGCTTCTCTAAGATCCATCAAACTGCCTCCTTAAA